TTAAATGGAATATACATGTCATTTCCTTTCATCCACGGGTGTATCAGCCTATGGTGTGCAAATTTCCAGCCTGTATTATTTCCTAAATTAACTCCATGATTTCCTGCAGACCAGATATTAGCAGGAGATGCAGAAGAATCTTGTACCCATAGATAATCTGCTTGAACATCAGTGTCTCCTGTATAATTTAAAATAAATTTAGAATTAAGTGTATCTGAATGAATAAGTATAGAAGCATCTCGAGTTCCATGAGCGATAAATGTACTTACATTTTGTATTGTATTTGAAGTAAATTGAAGTTCAATTCCAGATTTTATCTCTAATTCACTAAAATTACAATTAGTATTTATAATATAATAGCTTTCACCGCTACCTCCCGCATAAACTGTATTATAATTTACACCAGGAGTGCTTAATACTAATCCACCAGTTCTACTGTAGCCAGATGCATCAAAAATTATAGTAGATTCTTCTGTGTATATTGTGCAATGATTATCAATATTTATAAGATCTCCACCGCCAACCGGATTATATACTCCTAATCTAAAAACTCCATTTCTTAAATAATATGTAGCATCTTGGCCTGCATAACCACCGTACATAGCGCCGGCAGTAAAATTAAATTCATTAAAATCAAATATTCCCCAATAATTTATAAGTGTATTTGTATTAATATTTGATAAAGATGTATATGTTCCGGGCGTATATTGTGCTATAATTGCTGAATATTTATTATAAGTATTAATATAATTATTGCCTTCACCATATAATCTTATTTCGTTAGTAGCTGCAGAAGTTTGCGTTATATTTTCTCCTAATATATAATTTCCAAAGCAAGTTATATCTTGACTAGTATAATCTAATGTTACAGGATATGCAACAGTACTCATATCTATAGTTCTGAATTTAGCACTTACATCTACAGTTATAGTTCCTGAAGCATCAAAAGAATTTTCATCAAAAAAGACATTATCACTTGATGTTATTGTGTATGCTGCTGCAGTTCCTCCGCTTATTGGAGCCCAATGAGATGAATCACTCCAATTACCGCTATTTCCTACCCAATAATAATTAGTATATTCATATCCTCCATCTGAAAATGTAATTCCTGAATTGCCGCCCATATCACTGCTATCTACAGCAATCCATTCTTCTGCGGGACTAAATGAAGCATCAGAAATAAAAGCGTTTGCAATACGAATATATGTATTAGTTGCATTAAGTAAAAATTTAGAACCAGGTGTATTTGACGCTATTCGTATAGAAGCATCTGAAGTTCCTAGCGCGATAAAAGAATTGTTAATAGTTTGAGTATGTCCTGCCCAAAATAATACTTTACGTCCTGGATTTATTATTAAATCATTAAAAGTAAGATTACTGTATACTCTAAAATATCCTGTATGTACTCCACCAAGAGTTACTTTATTAAAAATAGTTCCATTTCCTGCATTAAATGGTTCTATGGTATTTGCTGTTGCTTTTGTGTTAAATTTTATATGGGAGCCTTCACTATAAAAAGAAGCTGTAACAATTCCAAATTGCTGATTAGTATCTGTACTATTTATAGTTATATTTCCGTTTCCACAATAAAAATTTCCGCCATTATGTCTAATTAAAGTTTCAGTATTTAAATCATAATCATTTAAATCAAATGTTCCGGAATAAACATATAACATGCCCCATAAATTTAAATCATTTAAACATGTATAAGTTCCTGTAATAGCATTAATTGAAATAGCACCGCCGCCATAAGCCATCCAATTTCCATATCCATTTATGTAATGATTTCCGCGTCCATATAAGCGACGTTCATATGCTGCCGTAGAAAGACTAATGTTACTTCCTAATATAAAACTGCCATAACATTCAATATGATTAGCTAAAGTTACAGTAACTGAAGCATCTACCGCAGTCATGTTTATAGATCCAAATCGCGGAACATTAACTGTTAGAGTACTATTTCCCGAAAAACTATTTGCATCAAAAATTAAATCATCTTGAGGCAATATAGCTCTTGATTGTGTACTTCCTCCACTTCCTGTTCTCCATTTAGTTACATCACTCCAGTTAACATCACCAGATGTATGAACAAAATAACAAGAAGCAGACGTTGTAAATGTTATGCCTGTGTTTCCTCCACAATCACCTGCACCTCCAGAAACATCAGACAAATCCCAATTTGCAGTTCCGCCAACAGATATATCTCTAAAATCTGTGCTTGCGATAGATACGTCAGATGCATATATTTTTCTTATTGTTCCTATAGTATCAGACATAACTAATAATCTTCTATCATATGAAAAATCGTAAGCAGCGGCAGTAAACGTACTTGAGCATGTAATATTACCTTGCAATACTAATCCAGCGACATTAGAAGGATATCCGTATACTGTAAAACTACGACAATTTATATTTGAATAAACATATCCTCCATTAGGATATGCATTTACCATTATAACATCGTTTAATGTAAAATTTTCAGCTGGAGCGGAAAGATATGGCCAATTAAGATAAAGAGTAGAATTAGTTGCGTTTAATGTTTTATTAGCGGTATCATATAAAAAAAATCCATCCCCGCAATATATGTATGAATTTTCAAAATCTAAAACTAAAGACGAAGATGCTGTAACTCCATCAATGCGACCAACATATACAGATTGATCATTTGTATTCCATATACCATTAATAACGTAAGTTCTTTGATTAAATGGATCAAGACGAAATTCATCGCGATTAATCCAGTTTCCGCCTACACCATCAAAATAAAAACGAGGAGTATTAATTATAGCATTATTTGACGTAATATAGTGGCTTCCATCTGTAGCTTTCAAATAAATATAAGCAGTATCACTAAAATACCATTGCAAATTAGAATTCAAAGACACATCGCCATATATACTTAAAGATTTAGATGAACTTAAAAACCAAACACTGCTATCTAGTCCTGTCCAATCAAAACTTTTACAATATGCACTTGCATCTACAGTTATAGTTGCGCTTGCGTCAAAAGAATTTGCATCAAAATAAACATTATCACTTGCGGTTGGAACATAACATACTGCAGATCCATCACTTATTACAGCCCAGTGATTACTTGCATCGCCCCAATTTCCAGTTCCTCCAACCCAATAGTAATTCATTGGTTGGCCTTGGTTTGTAAATGTCCAACCTGAGTTATTTCCTAAATCACTAGAATCAACAGCAATCCATTTTCCTACTGGAGTTACAGAAGAATCTTTAATATAACATCTTCTAACTTCGATAGGAGTTGAAACATCCTGTAAAAATAAGTTAAACATACTACCATCAGTAGTTGAGCTAATTTCAATAGATGCATCAGGCCTTCCTACTGCTATTAAAGTATCGATATAATAGTTTATATATGCTGATGTAGATTTGGGTGTAAATTTTACTTTTTTTCCTGGATTAATTACAAGTTTTTTAATCCAAACACAACCGTTAGAGTTATTATTTAATAAAACCATAGATAAATCACCATCTATTATAAGAGTATTAAAGTATGCTTTATCAATCCATAAAGCATTATTGCCACCACCCTGTTTCACTATTACAGTAGAATTTCCTACGTTAACTGTTGTTGGTAAATATATGTAAAAATAAGGATTATTAACAGTTATTGTGCCATCACCAAGATCTAGTAAATTCACTCCGGTAAATTGTATTTCACTGCTAGTTATATCATAATCGTTGAAATCTATAGTTGCACCGGCATATTCAGAGAAAAGTTTATTAAAAGGCACATATAAATCATTTTGAATAATGAAAGTTCCAACTGAGTCAAATTCCAGCCTTGTATTATAAGCAAGACGTGAAGTATCTATAGCAATATAATTTGTGCCTTCGCCACGAAAGTATATATGCCAGTTTCCACCACTTGTAGCAAAAGTAGTATTGTTGTTTAAGTGAAAATCTCCATGAGAATATAAATCTTGAGTATACGTAAAAGTTGCTGGATATAAAATGCTTATGTCTAATGACCCAAACATAGAAATATCTATAGTTACTGCACTTAATGAATTAGATTTTTTAAGAAAAATATTATCAATATAAAAAGCATCCCCTTGCCATAATGGAGGAGCTTGAATAGTAAATCCTCCTGTATCTATCCAACTTTGTGTAGTGAAGGGTATTATATGGTGTCCATCCGCATAAGAAGCATTATTTAAAAGCTGAACTGTTTGATTATAATTTTGAAATCCTATGTATACTAATCCATATATAGGATTTGTATTATGAACATCAAACTCCAAGACATAGGCAGTACTTCCTACGATATTTGATATCATTGCACTACCTAACTCGCTGGTAAGCGTTTCTGCTTCTGTAGCATCCCAATAGAGATGACCATCAGAAACAGACCAGCCTGCGCCTATTGACCAAGCTGCGCTGCTATCAAAACCGCCATTTGACAACATATTAGGTCCATATTGACTATTTGCATCAAAAACCGCATTATCACTTGAAGACGGCAAATATCCTGTAGATGGAGTTCCTCCACTTACTGCCGCCCAGTGAGTACTTGCATCACTCCAACTTCCATTTCCTCCAACCCAATAACGAGATTGTGGAAATGTCCATCCTGTATTATTTCCAAGATTTGTTCCATCTATTGCTTCCCATTTACCTGCAGGAGTTGCAGAACAATCCTGCACATACAAATAATTTGCTTGTACTTTTGTATCTCCTGTATAATTAAGTGTGAATTTACCACCTAAAGAACTATCAGAACAAATAAGTATAGAAGCGTCTACCGTTCCATTAGCAATAAAAGTACTTACATTAAATATGTGATCAAAGGCATCAAAATTTACTCTTATGCTGGGATCTATTATAAGTGTATTTATATAAGTATTAACTGGGGCTGTTATATCAAATTTATAATATCCGGCAGGGTGGCCTGATAGCCATATTGTGTTATATTGCTTTGGCACACTCCACATATCTCCAATAGCAACATCCGCGTCAGTGGTAGAAGTAGAAATAAATTTAATAGTAGAATTGCCGCAGTTAACATGCGTACGATAAAAATTTACGCCTGCCGTGTATAATGTACCATTTCCTAAGTTAATTGTGCCGCCTGAATTTAAGTGATAATATACATATCTTGTAGTTACATCGTAATTGTTAAAACTGAGTGATGCATCTCTATCAACCATTAATTGCGCCGTTCCATACGTATATTCTTGATATAAATCACTATAAAGCGTATAATTTCCACTATAAAAACGTAAATAATTAGCTTGTAAAGATTTTCCATAGGTATGCAAACTACAATCTCCTGTTCCATAAAAATAAAATACTTTATAAGTAGCGTACGGTATAGTAACTTTATCACTTAAAATAAAATCACCATAGCATTGTATGTTTGTACCAAATAATAATGTTGTAGATACATCAACGCCAGACATATCTAAGCTTCCGAAACTAGAAGCATCAATATCGATGTTAACACTTAAATCTCGAACTTCACGAAGAGAATAATTATCAATAGTAAAGGCGTCATCCCACATATAATGATATGCAAATAATCCAATACCTTGCGCTGAATCGGGGGCAGTAAAAAATACATTATGATGTCCAATTGCGTAGTGTTCTCTGGATGTATATGTTGCAGTTCCTACAGCAGTATAAAATTGTATTTCAGCATCATTCGTTTGCACAGAAATAACATCAAATGATACAGCATAATTTGCTCCATTTTGAATAGGCGCAAGCATATCGGTGTTTGTTTGTGATAGTTTTGATTCATTAGTACTACTATCATAAAAAGCACTGCCATCACTAATAGTCCAAGAAGAACCTATCGTCCATCCAGCACTATTTTCAAACATACCGTTAAAAAGCATTTCAGGTCCTAAATGACTATAATCATCAAAAATTACGTTATCTGAAGCGGTAGGAATAGCTGCATCCCAAGTTCCACCTGTAGTCGTACTCCAATGAGAAGGATCGCTCCAATTACCGCTGCCTCCTATCCAATAACGATTAGCCATTTATTATTTTTCTACAATTAGTTTTTTAACATCTTTTCTTTCAGCGAATACGATGTAGAATCCTTCAAATTTTCCAATTCCTAATTTTCCAAGATAAATTCTATTATCTCTTATTTCTTTAACATAAGGAATACTCCACTTTTGAGTAGATGTTAAATTAACTGTAATCGTAGATTCATCAATTAAAGAAGGCCAATAATCAGGTAATTGTATTACGGAAGAATTATATTTTCCTCGAACATATATTCCATATTCTGCGCCTTCTAAATTTCCGTATTGAAGTTTTAATCCAGATTTTGTTGGATGATTAATTAAGAATGATTTTGTAGTTGCTGTTAAATTTCCATTGATATTAAAATCTCCAAAAATTGTATGAACATCAGATAATGTATTTCCAAGAAATGTGTTTCCTGTAACGTTCAAAGAAGCATTTATGTAAAGACCGCCTGACATGGTGTCTCCGGTCTTTTTGACATAATTTCCTAAAGAAACATTAATAGTATTTATATTTTGATAAAGATTATTTATAGATAAATCTCTTAAATATAAACTTCCATCAACATATAATTTAGTTACATCTCCCTGGGCACTAACGTCAAGCATTCCACCATGCCAAGCAAATCCTAATCCTATAGAAGCTTCCTTTAAATAAGTTCCATCTAGAATTAAATCTTGTTTATTATTAAAAAGATATGTTATGCTTGCATCTTGATTATCGTTTTCAACAAATAATTGATTTATAAATACATCTCTAGCAGCTAAACTACCGTCTACATATTCATATGTTACTCCTGCTGCGCTAATTAAATTATTAATTATTGATTGTAAATTAGTTATTGAAGAAATTGGTTGAGTACCATAATGGTTAGCGCGATTTAAATACCAACTTCCAAGATATCCATTTAATGTTTCTGCATTCGTTATTTCAGTAATATGATAACTTTGAATAACATCATGTATAAGTACAGCAGACGTATCTGGTGTTTCAATATCTTGATGTATATTTGTAGGAGTAATAACTGCATCACCAGCAACATAATTCAACGCAAATGTAGATACAGTGCCCGCATCTATAGCAGTTAAAACATATCTTATTTGTAAAAATAGATAACAATTTCCATGTGTATCTATACGAGAAATTGCTGCTTGTGTAAGAACTTCCCAAGATGACCAATATACATTATCAAATGACCAACGAAATTCTTTTTTTGTAAAAGTACCGCTAGAATTATCACTATAATATTTTATAGATATTACATTCTCTATAGGAGTTATATTATATAATGTGATAGTTAAACCTTCTTGTGATTTTGAAAAGCTCGAAAACTGCATAGTAATTCTCAGATTTATTTTATTTATTTATTCAAATAAAATAAAGCTAAACTAATTTTTCAAGAAAAGAATAAATAAATAAACTTTTAAATGAAATTAGTTAGAGAATATATAAACGAAAAATTCGTAGAGGATTCTGATCCCGTAAAAGATATGGGAATTGGTTTAGCACGCATGATAAAAAAATGGTTAGATGAACGTCTCGTGCACGACTATAAAATTAATGATGATTTAACTATAGATGTTGATAATAATCTAGAACTTCTTGGAAAAATTAAAGAAAATTTTCCTAAATACATACAGTTTGGTAAAGTTAGTGGATACGTTAATATTGGAGATAATGATATGACATCTTTACGTGGTTGTCCACAAGAAATGGGTGATTTTTTTACATGCACTGGAAATAAACTTACTTCTCTAAAAGATGGGCCTATTAGCGTATTTACAAAAAAACGAAATTTACAATACAATATAAACAACAAATACGGATATCAGTGTTCTCATAATCAATTATCGTCTTTAGAGGGATTACCGAAAGAAATAAACGGATGGTTATGGATTCACGATAATGCTAAAGTTTTTTCTGAGAAAGAAATTAGGCTTGTTTGTAACGTAAAAGGCCCAATTGAATTTTAAGCTAAAGAATTTTTTATAATAAAATCATAGATTTCTTTTAAGCCAGAAAGTTTAATACCACTACGATTATCATAATAATTTGAAATTATTATTTTGGGATGTTCAGAAAAATAAATTTTTAAATCTGAATTTAAAGTAATTTCTGAAAATCTAATTTCTGGATATAAAGTTTCAAAAAATGCTTTTTTATTGTGCTTATCTCCTGATCCTAATATCAATGCATTTTTCGCCATATCAAGAGCGGCCTTTAATCCTTGTAATCTAAATTTTCTATAGTTTTCGTATTTAGATGTATAATGCTTAATTTGAAAATTATACATATTAGAATATTCGCTTTCATTAATGTTGTCATAATCCCAAACTCTTTCTGTTGTTTGGGGCAAAGGCTTCATATTAATGATAGCAGTATCTTCGCGATAAAGAGAATTCATTATATAATTATTCAAAAATATCCAACCTTCTGTAGATAGAACATCAAAAAAACGTTCATCTTTATGTTTTAATGCTAAAGATAAACGTGAAATGAATTGAAGAAATGTTGAATTTACGGGCGGTGGATCAATTTCTATGATAGAAAAGTAATTATCATTAATTTTTAATACTTTTCGAGTTTTAAATTCATTAATAAATCTGTCTATGGCTTTTTCAGTATTTCCTGCGCCAGCGCCAGTTCCCCACTCATTGCCAAATACAACTATTTTTGCTTTATCTATAGGACCAGTTGCTACACATTTATATAGCCATAAGGCTTTTTCACTCGTTAATATCATGAGAATAATCGATTTTCATATCATCAAATCTCGTAAATCTCTCTAATTGAGAAAAATATTTATGTTTTTTTAGCGCATCTCGTTTGAATGGCCGCATTTCATCTATATTTTTTATTCTCATATGCATTGCAACAATATAATAAATTATATCATAATCTGCGCCAAAACTTTCAATCCATTCTCTATTTTCTTTTATTAATTCGCAAGAGACTATTTCATGAAATTTGGATGTAATTTTTCCTGGAATTGTAAAATGAGGCTTAGTAGTATCAACCTTTCCTAAATCATGAAAAATTGCAGCGAGCATTAAATTAATATCACTATATCTTTTAGCGCGATTAAATACAATTTTTATGTGCGTATATACGTCAGATTCTGGGTGCCACTCGGGACTTTGTGGAGTATTTTTACATTTGTCTATATAGTCCTTTATCTTTGGAGGGGCGTTTACATAGAAGTCATTAAATGTGTCGAAGTGTGTTTTATTCATTACAGTATTTGTTGCCTAACCTATGTTAATTTGTTTTTGATTTTTTCACGTTCTTTTGCAAAATGTTCATGCATTTTTCTTGTTTGTTCAGCGTATATTTCTTTAAATTCTTGAAGTATTTGTTCAGCAGTTTTTTCGCCATTGAAATATGCTTTAAGCCACTTATTATAAGCAGCCATTCGTTTAAGTTTTTCTTCTAAGTTTTCTTCTTCGTCACACCATTCTTCTTCTTCCTCATCATATCCCCATGCCACAATAGTGTGTTCTTTTAATGGTTGATATTTAAGTAATTCAGCATAATCAGGATATTTACATAACTGGTGCGTTCGAAAACTTCCCGCGTGTTCTCCGTTTTTATAAATTGTATATTCTATTACGTTTGCAGATGTAGTCATTTACGATAATTTATAATTTCTATACAGTACAAATATAACAATAAAGTCTGAAATAAAAAAATATTTCAGACTTTATTTCATTCTTGTGTGTTTCTTATATTCTTCACGTAATAATCGTAATATATGAGAATTTGGTTGAATTTGAGGATTTTTTCTTTTAAATTCCTCAAAAGTCATATCGCCATATAAATCAAATATAAAAGTTCCGATAGCACCACTACGGGATATTCCGCCGCCGCAATGAATAATTGCCATACCTTTATTTTCATTTTCTTTAATAAATTTATATAATTCTTTTGCGTGTCCTCGTGTAAATACGTGAGGATTGTTTAAAACTTGATCCCCCGAATAATCTCCAAAATACATAATTTTGACATTTGGATGTTCTTCTTTAAAATGAGATTTTTTACTTAATTCTGATATATAAGGCTGATCATCATCTTGTGGAGAACAAATCGAAATAAACATAATATCTTGAGATTCTACATTATAATCATCAATAACATTATATTGCATCATTTTGTCAAAATTTTGCTTACTTAATATTAATATTTTCATAAATCTTTTTGCTTTCCAGCAAATCGTATTAGAAATTGGTAAATAACACTGTGTGGATAAGTATAATTAGTAAAAATGAAAGAATATCTCGATTTACTATTGATTTCTTTATCAAGAATTTTTTGAGAAATGTTTATTGTATCCATTGTCATTTCACTAGTCATCCAGCAATTCATTGGCACGGAATCAATATCATAAGAATATAGTTGGCTATAAATATCAATTAATGCAGTATATTCAGTATTATAACTTCTTTCATATACATTTTTTACAATGTATTTATTGCAAGAAATCATACATAATGATAAAGCTAATATAAGGGTTATTTTTTTCATATTATTCATCATCCATTCTCTCGTCGGCTCTGATGTCATCTTTAATCAATTCAATTGCGTCAGATAAAGATTTAACTTCATCTTTACTACGTTTTATGTGTTGTGAATTAAAATATTCTTCAAATTCTTTATCAGACATATTTTTATGTCTTTCACGATAATAATTATAATAATCTTCGTTTCTTTGTTTCGCAATTTTTTCAGCATCAATTTTATCTAAGAATATTTCGTTAACATCTGTACTTCCATAAGACATAATAACCCAAACATTATATGCGGAAATACTATTTGTTTTTTCAGTTAATTTTTCTTTAACTATTTTTTTCATGTTGTTTTTATTTTATTTATTCGTTATATTCTTTCCATTCAGTTAAAGCTGCTTCTGAAACTTTATCAACTATGATTTCTAAATTATTACCATACATGCCGGCACAAGAAAAACAGCCAACTTCTAAAATTTCATAAGTTCCCTTCATTGTTTTTGCTACATCTATAGTCCAACAATGATCTGGATTATATTTATCAGCGCAATTCTGTGCAGCATTCCAAGCGTATTTATCATGCATAATAAATTCACCTGTAAAACATTCTTCAATTCTTTTATAGGAATTCATTAATACATAATCACGCGTAACACTTCCCGGCGATATTTTTTCAGGTTTTGACCAATCACGATATAAACTACCGGAAATAACTTTACCATCAACTATAACGAATCTCCATTCTTGATCAAGTTTACATACATTTGAAACTACTACAAGCAAATCTGGCTCTACATCATAAAAGCCGGCAAGTTTAACGCAATCGTCAAAATTATATTTTTCAACAACCATTCCAGTAAATTGTTTGTTTCCTGAATTGGGACGTATAAAAATTTTGTCATCGTTAAAATAAGTATACAAATCATCTTTTCTACGTATTAAATCACCATACGGAAGCATAACATAATTAGAATGAACAATGTGTGGGCCCAGAATTGGATAATAACTTGTACATTCAAATGCTTTTTCGTTGAGATAAACACCAGGAACCCAAGGAAGTTTTCGAAGTTTTTTTCCAAAATTAAGAGATCCATAAAAAATAACACACTCATCTGGGCCATAAATCTTTAAACATCTATCAGCCAGATCATCATCAAACGGAACATACTTCAGAATATGATATTTATAATTCTTATCTTTAAGAGTTTGAATTAACTTATCAGTATTATCTTCGAATACATCTGCTTCAATAAGCCATTTTACATCTTTCATTTTTTCTTCTTTAAAAAATTCATTATAAATATTTTCAATGCTTAGTTTGTTTCAGTTATATCAAAATTTAGATGTTTTAAAAATTAAAATTTTTAGTAATAGATGCAATAATATAATCTTTAACAGTGGCAGCAATAAATTCTGCTCTTTCAAAACCTAAAATCTCATATTCATCTGTTCCTGAACCAGCGCAAGTTAAGCAATCTTCATTAAATCCGCCGCAATCACAATTACGCTTATAAGTTTTATCTTCTCTATAATGTCCTATAGTAGTATTAGTATATTCTATAGGAATCGTTTCTATATAGTTATCGTCTCTTACCTTAAACACAATTTCTATGTGTCCATAGGCAGTTTTAATTACGTTTCCTGTTAAAAAAGTTTTCATATTTTTATGTATTATAAGAACCTGATACATATCAGGCTCTTAGTTTATCTACAAAATGCATCTGCTGTATGAGTTGCTACATATGCGTGAGGTTTACCTTCTGCATAATAACCCATACCTTCAAGATATCCAAGGCCTGCAGCAAACATCATATATGATTTATTTTCATGAGAATTAGCTTCAGGTACTGAGTTGAAGTCAAGGTGAAGAACTATTCTTTTCTTGAACATTTCATCTTTACCATCAACCATTTGAGCTGCCATAAGAGTATATTCAGCTTCTTTCCAAAGTTTTGTTGGCATTTCTTCAACAGGTGAGTTAGTTTTTCTCTTTTCCCACAAATCAGCAAGAAGAACGTGACCTCCATGTCCAACTCCCATTCTGTCAATGCGGTGCATAACGATAACAATAGAATATTTAATTCTACGTCCATGCATCTGAGAGTCACAACCAATCATAACTTTTCCATAAGGATTATCTTTAGTCCAATCCTTTACGTATTTTTCTACGTCATCTACAATCGTGTTGTCTACTTTTTTAAATACTAATTTTTCCATGTTTAATTTTCTCTTGATTGTACAAGCTGTCTTCTATATTTTATAAATTCTTCTTCTGACATATGAAGTAAATCTTTTTCAATTATTTTCATCATTATTTCAGTTTCTGTTAATTCTAAAGGATAAACTTCATAAAGAACTGAAAGAATTGCTTCATCTAATCTGTTTAATTCTAATTTATTAAATCCAACTTCTTTCATATTTTATATATTCAAATAATAAACAAATATAATAAAAGAGTTTGAAATAAAAAAATAATTTAATAAAAAATTAACATACTTAATAAAACTTATTTCCAGATGAGCATAAAAATAGTACCTGAAGCATCTCAATATATTAAAAGTCTCTGTACACGTGTACGCCTGCACGCGTCGTCGTGTATATATAAGGTATAGAAAAGTTTTATAAAATTTTGTTAAAATATTTTTTTTGTATAAAATAATTAATTATATTTGTATTCTATGAAAATCTTTCTTTCGATTTTATTAATTTTAATATTAACTATAGGATTTAAGCAAGATGATCTTTACCACAAAGGTCGCCCATCATCTAAAGGAATAGAATATTTTATAAGGCAAAACGAGGAAAAATTGATTGGAGAATATGAATGCAAAATTGATTCTATATATGATGTTTATATTGAAGTTGACAATCTAAGTGAAATGTATGATTACGATACTTTAGAATTAGGAAGATTTTATGATCCTGATTATATTATTTTAACAAACGAAGAAAGATATGTTGATTATGAATTTTTTAATCTTTCTAAATATAAACAACGAAACACAGCTTTTACAGACAGAACTGTAAAAGCTGTGTTATTTCATGAATTAACTCATGCGTTATTTAACCAAACTATCTTAAAAAGAAAACAACGAAATGAATACGTATGTTCTGAATATGGATCATTTCGTATTTTTCCTCAACTTGAATTACAATTCGGATCAGAATTTATAGAAGAAGGAGTTTGTGAATATACGGTAATTAAAGCTAAAGAAAATGTATATCACAAAAACGTTTTCATTCCTAAAACAAATGAAGATGTAGTCAATACAGATAATAGATATCTTGTTATGTATCAATATTCAGTAGATTTTTTGCGTCCTATATTAGATACAATGAATTTAGAGCAAGGCATAGAATTATTAATAAGTAATAAACCACCAAATTATCAAGAAATTTTAAAACCAGAATTATATTATAAACGATTAAATTAAAAAACTATGGCAAAATTAATTAGTATTCCTTCTGTAATAAGAGGACATGGTATAAACGAAAAAATTATCGAAGAATACATTGGAAAAGTTCGTACCGATCAAGAAGATATTAGTATTGCTTTTATGACAGCGCAAAAAGGATGGAAAGAACCTGGGCAAATTGCTGAATTTGATGAATATGTATATGTTATGAGAGGCAGCATTAATGTATTATTAAAAGATAAAGAATATAGAGTTGCTGATGGTCAGTTAATTATGGTAAGCAAGGGAGAATGGGTTCAATTCAGCACTCCATATAATATTGCTAGTTATATGGCGATTTGTATTCCTGCATTTCAGGAACATTTAGTAAAGCGAGACGAATATATAGAAAAAAATTAAAAATCTGTTAAAAATATTTTTTAGTATCAATAAAAATAGTTATATTTACTTAACAAAAATTATAAAAAGATGAAAGAAGTACATGAAATGATCGAGCCGGTTACTATCCCAATAGACCAACTAATAGAAAACGGAGTTTATATGACTCACTCAAAGGATCTTGTACAAATCAAAAAAATAGATAAAGAAAAAAATATACTTCACGTTTACAACATTACAGATTCTTGTAATGTATTTCCAATACTTTCTAAGCACAATTTAGTTAAAAGAATAAGATAATGAAACTAGCAATAACAAACTGGTTGAAAAAGAAGTTCTTCGAAATTGATTGTAACTTATTTGTCAAAACTGAAAAAAATGAAGATTGGAAAGAACTTAAATTATCAGAAGTGATAGAAGCTTACGAAGAAGAAAATATCAAAAATGAATTAATGATTGCTTTTAAATATAATTGGAGCGGCAATTCATTCTTCAGTTCTGGAGATTTTGGTAAAGACTTTAATAAATGGTACACAGAAATATATCTTAAAATACAATCAAAATGAATTCCATTCCTGTTATTGGAACAGCAATAGTTAACGGACCTCATTGGTTAAAACGTTTAATTGAGAGTGTAGATTATCCAGTAGATAATTTTGTGATATTCGATAACAATGGACGTGGACAAATAGCGCAAGAATTAGATAACATTGCTAAAATAACATATCAGTTTATTGAAAACGTTACAGTATGTCATTTGCCCGCAAATATAGGATGCCCCGGAGCGTGGAATATGATAATAAAGTGTTATATGAATGCGCCTTATTGGATTATGTCTAGCCACGATGTTTCTTTTGCTCCAGGATTTTTAGAAGCAATGGTTCAAAAGTCGCAAGATCCTGAAGTAGGAGTAGTTAATAGTACTAGTGGAGAATGGGGTGTTGGCGCATGGGATCTTTTTCTTATTAAAGATTGGGTAGTACAAAAATATGGATTATTTGATGAAAATTTATATCCTGGCTATAACGAAGATATAGATTATTGGTTTAGAATAAAAAATGATCCTATGAAACGCGCAGATATGGACGATCATGTTCACTATCACGGAGAAACACCTGATTATTATGCCACTGGACGCCAAACAGCTAAAGGAGAACCCGAAATTTCAGAAAAACTTGAACAAGTTAATTTAACTAATTTTGAATATATGGAAAAAAAGTGGGGGCCGTATTGGAGAACATCATGTCCCTTTAGTACACCGTTCAATATTCTAAATGTACCTTTGTCTATGACTACATATGATCTTGAATTTGTTCGTAAGAAATATTTAGGATTTTAAATTTTTATTAAAATTTAACAGTTTTTTAACAATTAAAATTTTTTTAATTTTTAACAATTTGTTATATTTACATTAATTTAACACAACACACATGAAAATCGCTGTTAATACAGATGATAATGAGTTTATAAATGAATTCATTAAAGTTGCCAAAGAAAAAAATGCCGAAATAATAGTAACAAAAGTAGAATCTGTACTTTTTGATCATATTGAAAAAGAAGACATAGATGCGTATGTTCTTTCTAACAGTAATCCTTATTTTAAAAGAGCAGTAGATTTTATAAAGAAAAGTAATCCTTATATTCCAGTAATAGGCGTTATTGTAACAGAAAGAACATTTAATATTGCAGCAGATATTTATGTTGATAAGCCTTTGAGATTTGAGGGAGCTTCTGCATATTATACTTTTTCTGAAATGATATTGTATAATATTGATACATACATTAAAACGTTTACAATACTTAAAAAACTAACTACAAAGTTACTTGAAAAAATTGAATTTGCAGATTGTATTTATGATCCATCGCGTAGATTACTTTCTCATAGAATAAAGCTTCCACAAACAGAAGAAGAAATAGCACAAAAGAAAAAACCTGAATATGTAATAAAAGATGTTAAACGACTTTCTCAAAAAGAGGGCGGCATTCTTGAAATACTTGCAAATAATTATAAAGAAGTTGTAAAAAAAGAAATCATTCTTGAAAAAGTTTGGAGAAAGACAGATTATTTTGCCGGAAGAAGTATGGATGTTTACATATCATATCTTCGTAATACATTTAAAAATAATAAAATAAAACTTACAGTAAAAAATATTTCTGGTATAGGTTTAATATTAGATTATGATCCTTATTTATACAAAAAAAATGAATAAATTAGTATTATTAAGAAGTGGTAACGTGATACTTCGAGTTCTTGGACAATTCCGAACAAAAGAACATGCAGTATGGTTTATTGAAGATAACTATTCTGAATTTAGGAAAGATATTTGTCAATGGTCCTTATTTCAATCTGATTTATTTATTACAATTGAATAAAATGAAGAGATTCCCGTTACTTATAGCCATCGTTTTAACGATTCTTTTTACTGGATTATTAGCTATTACTTATTTACCAATTATGTGGTTATTAGGGGCAGATAGTCCATATAATGCATGGGTTGAATTTGCAAATAAAATTACTTTTGATAAAATAGAAAGTCATAAGTAAAATATACTAAATATGAAAACAACAGAAATGGAAGAAAATGACTGTATTTTTCCTGAAACGGATGAAGAAATTATAATAAGAATATTAAGAGAAAGGGAAGATGAAATAGAAAATGATAATCTTCCTGGCGCAAATGATTTATAAAAATAAATAGCATAAATATTTTTTATTTAAAAAATAATATTTATATTTACTTTATAAATAAAATACTATGGAACTAACAGATAGAGCAAAAGACATCATTATTTTAATTCTTCAAAAAACTTTAACAGGACAATTAGATCCTTCAAGTCATTTTAATCCCCGTTTTGTTGCTGAAGCAATTACTGCTAGAATAGATTTTGATAAATCTTACACAGAAACTAAAAATGATAAGCTTATAATGCTCATAATGAAAGCCATCACAGATAATCAATTCGAAATGAACGATGAGCTTAAAAAGCTTAAAGGTGATGAAAAACTTCTTGCCAATTTTATTCATGGCAAACTTACAGCATACGAAGAAATGTTAAAGGTACTTAATACTTTATAATTATGTCAGAAACTTCTCAATCTTATCGCATAAGATATGACGTGCATTGCAGTCTTGAAAATTTTTTTGGAAAAGAAATTATTGTAAAACGCTGCTATAGTGAAGTTCATGCTAAATTAAAACTCGGAGAATATTGTGAAAAGAAATACGGTAAAGATTTCCAATATATTAAATTTATATCTGTAACTAAAGATAACTTTGAAGGATTATTTAGTGAAATGTTTGGAGATAATGATGTTATAAATGATCTTTTGAGAGAAAAAAAGGGCATAAATGATTATTTGGGTGATATTTTAAGAGATCTTAAAAACGGGAGAAATAAAGCTTTTTAACAATACATTAACTATTAATATTTTTTAAATTGATAAACATGTAATATATTTACATTACTTAATAAATTAACAATTAAATACACTAAACATGGAAAAAGAAGAAGTAAAAAATGAGGGCGCTTTTTTGTCGTCTCTTAAACGAAACAACAAACAAATTCGTGATGATCGTGCTCAAGCAATCGGCGAATCAGCTCAGTTAGTCTTCAAAAGAAAAGTTGAAGATCTTGAAATGAGTATCAAACAAATGAAAAGAGATCAAGAGAATATGCTTGACATGTCGCCAACCAACGCTCAAAGTTTAGTTTTAGCTAGCGATTTTGATGCTACAACCTATGCTCAAAAAGATATTGACCTTGGAGTTAAAATTCGCACTGCCGAAATCACTCTTGAAATTGCAAAAAAGAGATATGAATATTTATTTGGAGAGCTTTAATTATGGGACACGGCACATATTCTTCAGATAGTAGAACTAGCCGAGCAGTTTCTGCTGGATACTACACAAAATCTGCGCATGAAATATTTAAGCAAAGATCGATAAATAATGCAATGAATCCTCATGGCATTACTGTACGTGAGTCACGTGATTCTGCCGAACACCCAAAATCACTACCAATTATAATTGCATTAGACGTAACTGGTTCTATGGGATCTGTTCCTCATGCACTTGTAAAAGATGGCCTTCCAACTTTAGTAACTAATATCATAGAAAATGGACAGCCTGATCCTCAAATTCTTTTCTTAGCCATAGGTGATCATGAATGCGATCAATCACCGCTCCAAGTAGGCCAATTTGAATCAAGTGATGAGTTACTTGATAAATGGCTTACAGATGTTTATCTTGAAGGCGGTGGCGGTGGTAATGCAGGAGAAAGCTATTTATTAGCTTGGTATTTTGCAGGATATCATACTGTAACTGATCAATTTGAAAAAAGAAGCGAAAAGGGATTTTTATTCACAATTGGAGATGAACCAACTCTTAAAAATATTTCAAATCATGTCATGAAAGAAATTATGGGAGATGGCCAATATGAAGATTTTTCTGCTGCAAAACTTTTAGATAAAGCAAGAGAAAAATACAACGTTTATCACTTACACATCGCTGAAACTGGAGCAGGAAGCAGAAGAGAAACTATTGCTGGTTGGAAACAGTTAATGGGAGACAATCTATTAATAATTCAAAGACATGAAGATGTAGCTGCAAGTATTGCAAAGATTATAACTAATAGTATATCAACAGTAGTAGAAAAAAAATCTACTGTTGAATCTAATCCAGAAGTTCTTTTATGAATTCTGCAGCTATAGCGGTAGTAGGATTAGGGTTTGGCGATGAAGGAAAAGGCTCAGTAGTCAATTATCTTTGTGGCCAATACCCTATTCCTCTTGTAATAAGATATTGTGGGGGGCATCAAGTTGGACATACTGTTGTAGATAAAGAAAAAAAACATGTTTTTTCTAATTTTGGATCTGGAACATTGAGTGGTGTACCCACTTATTGGTCAAAATTTTGTACCATAGACCCCGTTGGAATAATCAATGAAATAGAATCATTAACCAAAATCGATATTATACCAAAATTATTCATTGATGTAAATTGTCCTATAACAACTCCATTCGATAAAATTTATAATAAACAAACTGAATTAAAAAATAAACACGGTAGTTGTGGTGTAGGCTTTGCTGCAACTGTCGAACGCGAAGAAAATCACTATTCTTTAGTTTTTAGCGATTTAAAATATCCTATTATTTTTGATAAGAAATTGCAAATGATAGAAGAATATTACGCAAAAATACTTAATATAGATATAGAACAAATAAAAGATTTAAAACAACAATTAGCTAATTTTATAATTGCGTGTAATCAGTTAATACTATTAAAGGATTATATTAAAGAAGGAAATTTACAATCAATATCGTTTAATCAAACTTATATTTTTGAAAGTTCTCAGGGGCTATTGTTAGATCAAAATTTCGGATTTTTTCCGCATGTAACTCGTTCTAATTTAGGTAGTAAAAATATCGTTGATATTTTAAAACATGAAGAAATAGAATATTATTTAGTAACAAGAGCATATCAGACTAGACATGGAAATGGCCCTATGACAAATGAATCTAAAGTACATAATATTAAATCTAATCCAAACGAAACTAATGTAAAAGGAAAATGGCAAGGAGAATTTCGACGTTCTTTATTAGATTTAGATTTAATTCAATATGGTATTGAAAAAGATGAAAATATAAAAAAATCTAAAAATAAAACTTTAGTTATTACTTGTTTAGATCATATTGTAGATGAATATAGATTTACATATAAAGGAGAAATAATATATTCGGTTAATGAAGATGAGTTTATAAAAAAAATATCAAATATTTTGCGTATTAATAATATTTTGATAAATAATTCGCCGGACTCAAAAACTTTTAGAAAAAAACGTATAAAATAACAAAATGAAAACTAAGAAAAAACTTCCGTATCTTGATTATCTTTGTGTTGTAGGAGAAAAAGTATGTTGGAAAAATATAAAAAGGGAATATTTTGAAGGAATTATTCTTGAAATGAATTCAGAGACTTGTATTGCAAAGATTAAGTTGGATAATGGAGAGATAACAGATGTTAAATACTAAAAATATATGAGTCGTACTATAGATCAATTATTTACAGAAAAGTTTCGTCCAAAGGAGCTTTCGAGTCTGATTGTGCCAGAAAGAATAAAAGCACAATTGGCAAAAGGTTTAATTCAAAACCTTTTATTGTATGGTAGGCCAGGAACTGGAAAAACTAGTGCAATGGGAGTTTTGTCTAAAAATTACCCATCATTATTAATAAACGCAAGAGAAGAAGCAAACATTGAAACAGTTAGAAATAAAATTTCTAAATTTTGCGCAGCTATTTCTTTAGATGGCGGCAAAGAAAAACTTAAATGTGTTATAATAGATGAACTTGATGGAGCAAGCTCAGCATTCTTCGATGCTATAAAGGTTCCCATGGAAAAATACGCAAATGTTGCAAGATTTATAGCATCTACTAATTATATTCAAAAAATTCCAGAAGGAGTATTATCAAGATTTAATTGTATATCCTTCGATACTATAAATGATGAAGAAGAAATTTATGTAATAAATGAATATAAGAAAAGAATAGCATTGATAATGAATGCTGCAAAAATAACTTATTCTGAAGAAATATTAGATAAATTTGTTCATAATGATTTTCCTGATATGAGAGCATTAATGAATAAGATTCAATCTTTTTATATTCGAGGAATTACAAAATTAGATGATAAAAATTTTAATATTAATTTTGATTTTGAAGATTTATATAAATTATGTTTAAACACACCTGATAAACCTTACGAAAATTATAAATTTATTGTAGGTGAATATTCTTCTCGTGTTGATGATGCACTTAATGCGTTAGGAACAAATTTAGTAGAATACATTAAAATAAATGTTCCTAAAAAAATAGATAAAATTCCGTTGATTATAATTGCTGTTGCAGAACATCAGGCCCAAAGAACAATGGTTATCGATTCTTTAATTACTCTTTTAAGCTGCGTCTATAAGTTACAATTAATAATAAATTCGTAATTATGAAAACAAAATTATTTGTCGTTGACGTAGAAATTGGCGAACCCGATAGTTCGTGGCCAAAAACAAAAACATATTATGTTTTAGCAGATGACTATAATATGGCTGCGCATAAAACTGTAGAATTCTTAACCTCATCAGATGAATTAATTTGTATTACGAATAGAATTATGACTGACGATGGCAGTCTTACTGATTATGCAAAAAAAACTTCTCGTAGCGAAATGAGTTATTCAATTAAATCAATTAGGGATTGTGGAGATAATTTAATCATATAATCATGGATAAAGAAAAGGAACTTAAAAAACTTGAAAAAAAACTTAAAGATTTAAAAGAACAAAATAGATCTATGTGGGATCAATATGGTTCTGAACTATGTGTGGGCGCTATGATAAATGAAGAAGAAAATATAGAAAGAAAGATTAAAAAATTAAAAGAATCATGACAAAAATATTTGAAAGATATTATAGATACGTTCTTGATGGAGCACTACCTTCAAAAGAAGAACAAATAGTTTTTTCTATTTTGTATGATTTAAGAGATAGACGAGGTCTTAGACAAGAATGGGACGGCATTGATGACGATATTCAAGAAGAAATATTAAAGGAATGGATTAAAATAGTTAAAGCAAAAATAATAGAGACAAAATAATATTTAACATCGTTTTAATACATAGCGCTTTATTTTTTCAATTATTTTTATTATATTTACACTATGAAACTTATATATTTAGATATAGATGGCGTATTATCATTAGGCAGTGAAATGCATCCAAAGCTTACAAGATGGGGATATGTTCATCGATTTAACGCGAAAGCTGTAAAAATTTTAAATGAAATATTAAAAGAAACGAATGCAGATATCGTTGTGTCCAGTGATTGGAAAGATTTTTATTCATTAAACGATTTACAAGAAATATTCATTTGGCAAAAAGTGTCAAAAGCTCCTATTGACGTAACCAAATCATTGCCAGGCAAAACTTTACAATTACTTGAAGAAGTTAGAGCTAGAGAAATATTAGAACATGCAGATAAAATTAAGCCAGCATCTTGGGTTGCTATTGACGATCTTGATTTAAGATTTTGGATACCAAGTAATCATTTTACTATATGTTGTTCATTTATGGAAGGTATAAAACAAACCGGCAAAAAACAAGAAATTATTAATAAACTTATATTATAAAAATAAACCAATGACAACACTAATAATTGCAATCATATTATACTTATACGCTATCATAGTTTTTTTTAAAGAATATGATAATAAAATAGGTATGAATAAATCAAAAACAATGTTAGCATTTATGCTAATGATGTTAGCATTATCGTTAATGGTACGATTTAGAGATACTATGTGGTTTTCTACATCTAGTTATTATGTAGAAAAAACTATTAAAACCGAAATTATCAATGATACAGAAATTAAATGTGATACTCTCATAAGAATAAAACGTAAAAACGATGACTAATTTAATTTTTGATTTAAGCAATATAGCATTTAGAAGTCTTTTTATTGTTGGGGGTTATGGATCAAACCAATTTACATTTGATTCACAATCTGAAATAGATCAATTGATGAGAAAAATGGCAATGGACATTTCTTATCTTGTAAGACTTATAAATCCTTCGCGAATTATATTTGCTATCGATTCAAAATCTTGGAGAAAAGAAATAAAAATAGAAGAAAATGATGGATACAAAGCCCAACGTACTAAATCTGCTAACATAAATTGGAATAACATTTATAAGTCATTGGATGAATTTACTGAATTAATGAAAAATAACGGGATGATCGTTACCAAAATTGATAAAGCAGAAGCTGATGATGTTATTGCATTATGGACTCGTGAATTGCAAATTAATCATAGCCAACATGTAATTATAGTTTCTGGTGATGAAGATCTTCGTCAATTAGTTCGTTTTTATCCTTATGATGTTTCTAATAACAAATTTGCTTTTACAACTGTATTTAATCCTTTTATGCAAGGAAAAAATGCTACTCGCAAATTGTATATTCCTAAATATTTTGAAGATTGGTTAAACACAACTGATGCAGTTGATATTTTCAATATGAAAGGATCTATTGATATAGATAAAAAGGATTTTGAAAAAATTATTACAGGAGAAAAAACTAAAATAGAATTTGTGGATGGACAAATGATAGCTCTTCGTAAATTATTTTGTGGAGATGATGGAGATAATATTCCAGCTATTTATACTTGGCTAAATGACAAGGGAGTTGAAACACGAATAACCAATTCTAAATTTGAAAAGATTTATCAAATGCTTCTTACATCTCCCACAGAATTAATAGATCACATAGATATTATTGAAAGGGCAGATAAAGTGTTAGAAGCATTAAAAATTATAACAAAGCAAAACCCTTCCTTTGATATTAATAAAAGAATAGAAAGACAAGTAAAACTTGTAATTCTTGATCCAAATTTATTTCCCGAAGAAATTACAAAAGTATTTGAAGAAACAAAAGAAATAGAATTAAATAAGTCAAGAGTTAACTATGCAAATTTAAAAATGCAAGATCTTCTTGAAGGAACTCGTTATATTAGTGAAAAGAAACAAGAAAATGAAGCTCCAATATTTAAACAAATTGATAGAATAAAAGGCACTGCGTTATTTTAAATTAATGAATATGAATATAATATGGGTTATTTTAGCAATAATAGAAGTTATTTTAGGCATAATATTTTTTTATGATGATTATAACTCAATATATTAAAACACATATAAAAAAATAAAATATGAGAACAACACCAATTCCCGGAGAAAAAATATATCCATCTTTGCCAGATATAAGATTAGCTTGTCAAATGATAATAAATGGAATATGTCGTTACAGGCGGTCTACTCCACTTTTAACAGAGAAAGAAGAATTTGATTTTTATTTATTAGCAAAAAAATGGGCTGATAATTTTGATATCGAGGAAGAGAACGTCTTTAATGGAATAATGAAAGAGTTATCAGATTGTAATAAAGTAGGTTCAGAATTTTGACATTAAATAGAAAATGGAATTATTTGAATTCATAAAGGTAATATTTAATAGGCCAAGCGATTATTCTTCGATTTCTCCTAGTGAGAAAAGAAAACATTTTTTTATGTGTCAACGGAGATTTGCGATTCAGTTCCCAATGGAAGCTAATGTTTTACAACATTTAAAAATTAATCAGCAAGCAGTAATAGATTGGTGGCAAAAATTCTTAAGGTCAAAATATAGCTCTGTTCCAGGCTGGATGTATACTACAGGAGCTAAAAAATCTCAAGAAATTAAAGAAAAAAAAATAAATGTAAGCAATGATACTATAAAGGAATATTGCAAAACATTTGAAATAGATCCGCATTCTGTAAGAGATGCACTTGAATTTTTTCAAAATGATATGGTAAAAGAACTCAAAGAATTTGAAAACATGATAAAACAAAAATAATGGAAAATACAATACTCAATATAATAGATAAAAATTATAACGAATTTAGAGGAGTTAATGAAGCTCATATAGGCGCATCTAAAGAAATAGCATCTCATGTAAAAAAGTTTATCGATTGGAAAGATAACAATACAGTTATATTTTTTAAAGAAGGAAAAACCAGATATTTAATTATAAACGATGATTTAAGACAAAAGTGGCTACTTATAGATGAAATTTATCGTTATTGGATTCAATTTATAAATATATGAAAGAACCTCGAGTAAAAGAGATTATTAAAATTTATGAAAAGGGTAATATTAAAAAAGTTCATGAATATCTTACGCAGGAAGATATGATTATAGACCCAAGTACATGGGCAGGAAAAATTAAAAAAATGATTGAAGCCGAACAATATAATTCAGCAAAACAAATAATTGAATTAACCGCATATAAATTTATAAACCATGACAAAATCTAAAACTCAAACTGATGAATCAATAGAAAATTTGAATTATACAACTCGAGATTTAACTATTGATCAAATAGTACCAAATGTTATTGATAATTTTATAATTACTATTTTAGACGGACATCATACTGTAGTACTTCCTCCTATGACAACCGGAATTCAATTTAAAAATTGGAGTCACGGCAGAGGGGGTATTTTTTCAAAAGATGTATTACACTTTTCTTTAAACCAAAATAAATCAAAATATCTTCTTCTTCAGGGAAGTGGAATGAATTGCGTTATTCGCCTAATAGAAGAAGAAGAACTTTTAATGTTTAAAACACTTAAATTAATTGATGGTGAACTTAAAGACAGATCATATATGATTTTGAAAAAACTTCAAGAAGGAGAAAAACTTACAAGCACAATAAAATATGTTATAAATGAAAAAGAATCTGATGAAAGTGATTATGAAGTAGTAATATCTTCTATTAATATAAGTAGAGATGAAGATACTGATTATCATGCAAATAGCATATCGCTTTTTACAGAATAACTGATGTCTAACTAAATAAAAAAATTATGAAATGGACAAAAAACTTAAACACATTAAAAAAATCCTCTTTAAAAATATTTTTTATAATTTTTATATTTTGTAGTATTACAAAAACAGGAGGTGAATCTAGCAACGCAAAGGATTATTGGAAAAAATACGAGTTGCAACAAAAAGAAGTATACGGCATAACTACATTAAGATTAATTCAAGAAATTAATTATTATATTAAATCTAATGGAGAAGGGTCGTTATTAAGTGCCGAACTTATAGTATATTTAAGTGATTTCTATAATATAGATATTAAATTAGTACTTGCGCAAGGACAATTAGAATCTCAATTTGGAACTAAAGGAATGGCTGCAAAAACAAATTCGGTATTTAACGTAGGAACATATGATAATGGAACTATATTATACACATATAAAGATCCTAATCATTCTGTAGAACCATATATGAAATTATTAAGAACTAAATATTTAGTAGGAAAGGAAATCTCAAATCTTTTAAATGAAAGTTTTGTTGATATAAACGGAAAAAGATATGCTACTAATATAACTTACGAAGAAAAATTAATTAATATATGTAATAAAATTGAATCAAGAACCAAAATAGATAGTTTAATACAAGTGAGAGAACATACAAAAAAATATTTAGGAGATCAAGATCTATACACTATTAATGTTAATTTAATGACAGAATTATGACAGATATGGAAAATTTCAATAAAGCAATATCATTTATTAAAAGAGATGGTGTTAATAATTTAGTAATGTGGCTAAACACAGATACTGATTTTTTTACTGCTCCTGCATCAACAAATTTTCACGGAAATTATGAAGGCGGATTACTTGAACATACCATGATAGTTCTTCGATTTGCTCTTCATAATTTTAATTTAATAAAAAGCGTAAATCCAGATCTTGAATATTTACACGAATCTGTTGTGTTATGTTCTTTATTTCATGATATTTGTAAAACAAATATTTATAAAAAAGAGCAAAAATGGACTAAAGATGACGCAGGTAAATGGAAGGATTATTATGGGTGGGTTGTAAAAGATGACTTTCCTCTTGGACACGGCGAAAAAAGTGTATATCTTATTTCAAATTTTGTAAAACTTACAGACGCAGAAGCAATGGCTATTCGTTGGCACATGGGTGCTACTGAAATGAGCGTAAATTTTTCTAATAGTATTCAAAATTATGCATATAATCAAGCAATAGATCACCCATTAGTAAGATTGATACATTGCGCAGATATGCTATCTATGACCATAGAAGAAAAACGAGATTTAAAACCTAAATAAAACATAATTGTTTAATTTTTATATTCTTATTCTCAAATTAACTTTGAGAATTTTTTAATTTTAGATATATAAATAAAATAATTTTATAAATATGGATCCAAAATTGTACAAATTTAATCTTAAAAAATCTCCAACTGATCCTCGAGATTTAATGCTTGAAACTATTTATCCTGAGCCTGTTGTTTTACCAACAAAGTGGGATATGAGAGATCAAATGAGATCTATAAGAGATCAAGGAACCGAAGGAACCTGTTCAGCTCAAACAGCGGCAGCATTAAAAGAATGGCAAGAATTTGTAGATATTGAATTTAAAGAACATATGTCTCCTTGGTTCGTTTACAAATTAAGAGAAGATATAACACAAGAAGGCATGTACCCAAGAAATACAATGGACATTCTTTATAAAATTGGAATTGTTTCTGAAGCAGATTATCCTTATTTAAGTCCTAAACCTATTGATAGCATACTTCGTTCAATAGCCAGTTCATATAAAATTCAGGGGTATGCTCAAATTAATACTATGGATTTATTGAAAAAGGCTTTATTTGCAAATGGCCCCTGTTATATTGCTTTTCCTGTATATAATCCCCAAAAAATGGATTTTTGGAAGCCAGATTTTACTGGACAAAATATGCTGGGCGGACATGCAGTAACTGTTGTAGGATGGCTAAAGGATAAATTTATTATTCGAAATTCTTGGAGTGCTCAGTGGGGTGATTATGGATATACATATTATCCATTTAGTGATTTTGGCATGCATTGGGAAATTTGGACAGCTATAGATGCAGATTCAAATTCTCAAAATTTGGCCAAAAAAGTAGAAGAATATGTTCCTAAAAAAGCTAAGCGCGATAGAAAACATAAATAAAATAAATGAAAAAATAGTGACAGAACACACAGATGAAGACTTAAATGATTACTTAAACGAAAATTTAAAAGACGAATTAATTAATACATTATTAAAGATAGCCGGTCAAAGAGATGATTCTAAATACGAAAATTGGACACGCGAAAATCTTGAATTAATTTCTGTTTCTCAATTAGATTTAATGTTGGGAAATTATTATATGTATGACATTGAAAGACAAAAATAAACAATAATTATAGTTTAACATAAAAATATATGGCACAACAGTTTTTTCAGGCATTTTTTAATGGAATGCCATTTAACCCACAACAAGCACAGCCAGCACAACAATTACCTGAATATATAATACAAAATGACACGGTTTTAGAAATTATAAATAATTGGGATTTTGTAATAGATTTAATGAATAGACACAAAGAAGGAAAATTACAAAGAGTAGATGATTTAGAAAAACGATGGTATGATTTTATAATAAGTAAACAAATAAACATGCTGTCTTATAAAAATAAAGAGGAATTTTTTGAAATATACTGGAAAATTCCCGATAGTTAAAATTAATATTATGAAAAGCAAAAGCGTTTTAATACCGGTGAAAAAAATTATCAATAAGATTAATTCTTGCCAAAATGAAGAACAAATTGAAAATTGCAGACAATTAATATATAATTACGTCAAATCGGCCAAGAAAAACGAAGTAGTAAATACAAGAGATTTATGGAATCGTTTAAACGAAGAACTTTTACAAAGACAAGAATCATTATATCTTGTAAAAATATTTAATGAAAATATTTAATCATAAAATTAAAACTTTTTACAATAAGTATATATAATCAATAAATTAGTTATTAATATATAAAAAAAATAAATCTAGATGATACGTAACCATACATATTTGTTTTTATCACAACTCCCACAACAATTTTGTGAACAGCTACCGTTATGTTATTTTGAAACGGACGGGGGTTCTAGTTAGGCGTATGGATTAGTATCATTTATTATATACTCCTTTTATTGAACCCTCGCCAAAAGCGGGGGTTTTTTATTATAGTTATTTGAAAATTTGTTTAAAAATATTTTTTTATTTAATAAACTTTTATTATATTTGTAAAATAAAAATTATAACGGCCGCTAAGTTCAATGGATGGACGTTGGTCTGCAAAATCAATGTAGTGAGTTCGATTCTCACAGCGGCCTCAAAGTTGTAGTAAGAGAAGAGTTACTTCGTAAGATTCATACTCTCATAAAAGACTCTCTTTTCAAGTTTCTCAACTTTAAATTGTTCTATGGTGTAATCGGAAACACATCAGTTTCTGAAACTGAAGAATGAGGGTTCGAATCCCTCGGGAACAACAAAATCGTTCTTTGAAATTTTTGATATACAACACATTAATATATATAACAAACATGTTGTATATGAAAAAAGAAGAATTTATAAAAATTTGTAAAGAATCAAATTCTATGCTAGATGCGTCTAAAAAAATAGACATTAGTAGACACACATTTAGTAAATTGGCAAAAGAATATGGGTGTTATAAAACCAATAAGGGTGGAAAAGGCATTAAAAAACCTAAATCTACGAAAGCATTAACAGAAGATATTTTAGCCGGTAAATATCCTAATTATGAACGAACTCATCTAAAACAAAGATTATTACAAGAAAATATTAAAGAGAATAAATGTGAAAATTGCGGGATTGAAGAATGGCTTGAAAAAAAATTAAATATGCAACTTCATCATAAAGATGGCAATGGTAAAAATAACAGTTTAGATAATTTACAAATGTTATGTCCTAACTGTCATGCACAAACAGAAACTTATTCTGGAAAAAATGCAAAAAATAAGAAGGCTGCGTAATAAAATAATGTTATTATTTCGAAGCCTGTTAGAACAACAAGTTCTTTGAATTATTATTAAGGTGCTGTTACAAAACTCGATAAGTTCAGCTGTGGCGAATGACAACCTCTATTGAAATAGTATATGTGAAATCGCAATCGGCGATATAAGAAGGGAAAAAGGGTTTGAAGTACCGTCTTTAGAAAAAGAAAAATTCGATCAGAAACCTTGCGTAACAGTACTCATTGCCCTATAGCGTAATGGTCAGCGCGCAAGACTTTGAATCTTGGTGTCTGGGTTCGACTCCCGGTAGGGCAGCAAAGTTGTAGTAAGAGAAGAGTTACTTCGATGCAATGGAAACGCACTCTTTTCAAATTTCTCAACTTTAGATATAACTTGGTGCACGCCGGATGTGCTTAAATGCGGATACAAATCACGAGCCAAGTTTATGGAGC